GTAGCTAAACTTAAAGAGGAGCTACGACAGTTAATAGACGAAAGTAAGAAGTAAGTAGTTGTTATATTAAAGAGGAGAGCAATCTCCTCTATTTTTTATATAAGGAGTGAAATAATTATGGCTGGAAGACCATTAGATAGAGATAGCTTGTATGGTAATTTTGGAGTACCTACTAATGATATCATTCAGGAGATAGAAAATATCAAGAAGGGTGGAACTAGCATTGACGCTCAGGCGCGGGCGGATGTTAGTACATTGAAAATACAAATGGCTGAAAGAGCTAAAGAAGTCACTCCGTTACTTTTTGGGGCAGTCGGTGACGGAATAGCAGATGATCGCCAGGCGCTAACTGACACGTTTAACTATGCTATGGCAAACGGTTACACAGTGAATCTACTAGATACAAAAACGTACCTTGTTAAGTCTGTTCCGTGGACAACAGTATCTCCTTCGTCTCATGTGTTTGAAATAACCAATAAAATCACAATTAAAGGAAGATCGACAATAAGGCTAGGTTTTACAGGAGACTATGATTCTGTGTTTAGACTAAGAACGGGTTCATCGGGATCGACATTTACGGAATTTACACTAGACGAAAACACTACAAATAACCCAACAACTGATAATGTTTCCTTAACACTTCCTGATGGTCGTCGTCGTGTATCTTTTTATGGTTGGAATGGAGCTCCTTTAGATAGTGTCGTCTTCGAAAGGCTCACTATTAAAAATTGCATTGGTGTGTGGCAAATACATCTACGTGCAAATAACTGTCGGGTTGCTAATGTAACTGTTGATTATGAAAAGAGTAACAACGGGATTATTCCTGCTTTTGACCGGACTTGTGTATATATGGCGGGGGCTAACTGGGTTCTAAGAGACAGTAAATTCTTAGGCTCAGACAAAGCAAGAACTTGTATCGAGTTGCATGGTAAAAACATAATGGTTGACAACAACTACGTAAACGATTTCAGCAGTATGCTCTATGTAGTGAATGACAATGAATCAGGCGCAACAAACTTAGAAAATGCACATGTTATCAACAACAAATTTAAATGTCGAAGAGGTATCCAATTTTGGTTTTCTGTCTCCAACTGTAACTTTGATGGCGTGAACATTCTGAATAACACTTTAGAAGTTACCGGAGATACCCCTGTAATTGAGATGCAGGAATACCCAGGGGAAAACGTTGTTGTAAAAAATATAAGAATTGAGGGAAATACCCTTATCGGGAACTCAAAAATTAGCCCGTTTTTGAAATTCCTAAGCTCTAGCAACACGGCCGTTCCTACGCCCTATGTGTGTAACAACCTAAGTATCCAAAACAACGTTATGACAGGTACTTGTGAGAGAGCTGTTTATTTCGGTGTTCAACCGGGAAAGCGTGCTGTTTATAAAAAAATACGAGTTGTTAACAATGTGTTTAACATAGCCGAACTTAACAACATGCTGCTATACATCGTTGACGTTCCGTATGCTTTCGAGTCTATAGACTTTACAAGAAACGTCTTCAACGTTGATAGTATAGGGTCAGGAATAACGAGAGTTCAGGTCTTTAGTGGGGCTATGGGCGGTAGAATAACGAATTTTGGTCAGTTTACGCTAAGAGATAACACGTACAATATACCTAGTTCGATTAGTGTACTCTACGCTAACAATGAGGGAGCTTATTTCTTGGTCACAAAAGAACTTCTAGACAGAAATCTACTGACGGATTACACGGGACTTAACGTGTACCAAGGTGAGCTTCGAGACAACTATGACCAACTTATCAGATACAGCGCAGGAGTAGTCACACGTAGAATATTCTACACAAGCGTGATGCCAACTTCCGGTGCCTATACAAAGGGAGACTATGTGTACAACACGGTAGTTAACGTTTTAGGGTCAACTGGGAGTAAGTACGTGGTTAAAGGGTGGTTCCGTATTACTACTACAACCGGAGCGAACCATGTATTAGGTACAGATTGGGTGGAGGACAAGGTTTTAACAGGGTCATAACCATTCCGGTAATGCAGACGTTTTGTATGGTAAAGCTTAAGACATCCTTTGGGGTGTCTTTTTTTTTGACATATTTAAACCTGTTGACACCTGAGGGTTTTGACCGGTTTATAACTTATTTCTGACATATTATAATCTTAGTTAGCCTGTTTATATATTATTAATATATCTATATATATAGTATTATAATAAATAACTAAATATAATAATACAGAGAAGATAAATTTAATAATACCTTTCTCAGGATAAAAATAACCGCTAACACTTACTCTACCAATCGATTAAAATACGTCAGTACTCCAAGGGTTCTCAATGGCTTAGGCTGTAACTTTATGGTATAATAGAGACAGGACTAAACCTAAGAACTAAAGGAGGAACAACGAAAATATGATCTTAAAAATTACAAATATGTATACAGAAGTAGACTATCAAGGCAACACGCTTCTTCAAGAAAAAGTAGAGGGTATGGCACATACAAAATTAGGGATTAAAGAAGATGGAGCTTTTCATTCACCGGCTTACAAAGCAGGTTATTGGGATGGGATCACTGACTTTTTTGATTTTAAAAATAGCCGCTTCCACACGGGACTACTTCCTCAATTCCTAGAAGGAATCAGAGAGTTACAAGAAGTTGACCCATCGATTACATACGAATTCGAGGAACAGAGGCCACCCGCTCTCCTAGAAGTAGGCGCTATGGACGAAGAGATTGTTTTAACTGGCGGAGAGGAACCGATTACACTTAGACCCTATCAATACGATTCAGTAAAAAGAATTATCGAAGAGCATACAGGGGTTATTAACATAAGCACGAACGGAGGTAAGACATTAACAGCTGCAGGACTTATTCAACAACTAGCTCCTCGACTGAAACGCGGAGAGCGTATTGCCTTCTTCACCCACTCCAAAGAGATATTTGCACAAGCAGCTAAAAGTATTGGCGGTAGCTTAGGACTTAAACCGAAAGACATTGGCTTTATCGGAGACGGTAAATTAGATTTCCAAAATAAGCAATTAGTATTCGTCATGGTACCTACTCTAGTGTCCGCACTGAAAGACCCGAAGAAAGATGTAAAGTTCACACATAAGGATCGTGTCATTAAATTTATCGCAGAGGAAGTTACTCCGAAATTTAATCGCACAAAAAATACAAGACAGCTCTTGCGTAACTACATCAAAAACTGTACACTTACAACAAAGGTGTGGCAGGATGTACAAACTCATTTAGAGTACATAGCGTATGACCAAAAGATGACAGACACTAAAGCGCAAATGCAGCTGAACAAGTATACAGTGGAGTTGGACAAGATCATCGAAAAGAAAAACAAGAAGAAATTTGACAAGTACAAGCTAATCCAGGAGTTTGTTGAATCGGTTCGCGTTATGATCGCAGACGAAGTACATCACTCGAAAGCAATTACCTGGTTCACGTCTCTATCTCTTTTCAGTAACGCTCAATACCGGGTAGGTCTAACCGGGACTGTAGACAAGAAAGACAAGATGGGTTGGCAACGTATGCAAGCCCTATTCAATCAAATTGTTATTAAAGTCTCGAATGACTTTCTTATCAAAGAGGGTGTATCGTCTAAACCGACTATTCGCGTAGTGCCGATTAAGGAGCCACGTAATATCGAGTTAGCTGGTAACTATCTAGAGGCATATAAGCTCGGTATCGTAGAGAATGAATACAGAAACGAAACTGCAGCTAAGCTAGTCGAATGGTACGCCACAACGAAACAAGGTGGTATCCTTATCAGTGTAAAAGAGATCGCACATGGGGACGCAATGATGGAGCTTCTAAAAGCGAAGAACCTGGACGTAGATTTCATTCACGGAGGATCAGACCCGGAACATCGGACAGGCACACTAGAACGATTCTCTCAAGGTAAGTTACATATTATGATTGCATCAACAATTGTGGACGAGGGCGTTGACATGCGTAGTATAGGCTGTATGCTACTAATGGCTGGTGGTAAATCGATGCGCCAACAGCTACAACGTGTAGGGCGTGGTCTTCGACTAAACGGTATTGACGGTAACCAAGTGCTTGTATTCGATTTTTACGATCAAACACATTCTATTTTGTTGCGTCATTCACAGGAACGCATGAAGATATTTAAAGCCGAGCAGTTCACTGTTAAGATGCTGGGAGAGTGATACAATGTTACCCGGACAACGAACACATGACCAATGGTTTCATGATATGGGAGAAGCTCTTCAACGCATTGACTGGTTATGCATGCGAGCTGAGCGGTGGGGGATCGACGAAGAGGATTTAAAAGAAATTCGTAAAGCAGTAGATAAAGCATTAAGACCAGGCACAGAACGCTAGGAGATTATTCTCCTGGCTTTTTTCGTCTCTAACTATTGACTATCCTATAAAGTATGCTATAATAAGGACAGACCATAGTAGATGGTAACAAAAACTTTTAGGAGGACAATAAGTAATGACTGAAAATGTATATGTAAACTTATCCGTTGTTGATTTAAAACCCGCTGTATTAAACTTCTTATCCGAACTAGCCGACACTGCAAAAGAATCTGTGTTTGTTACACGCATGAAAGACCTAGCAGCCGAGTTAGGAAGAGATATCCGCACTGTTCAACGTTATATGAAAGAGCTTACTTCGAAAGAGATTATCGAATTAAAAGGCCGTAAAGGTCGAGGCGGAGCAACTGTTATCCGCTTTAACGCTGAACTAATTCAATTCACTACGTCTGATAGAGCCCTTATTAATTCAGAAGAGCCTGTAGACATTGATGAACTCCTACAAACAAAAATCCCTAAAAAGAAACCAGAACATAACCCGAATAAACGTGCTCGTCGTACAAAAACACAGATGGCGGAAGCTAAGCTGTTACAAGACGAGAAGCAAGCAGAGATCGATAGACTTAACGGACAACTACAAACATTAGGTGGCGTACCGAACTGGGACTGGTTCCAACAAACAGATAACCCGGTTGGTAACTATAAAACATATTTAGTGTCCCGTGCCTATAACCGTTACGCTAAATTATACACAGAATACGAGAACGCTTTAGCAGATCACTTTGGGAATGAGAAAAAGCTTCCACTCGTCTCTAACAACTACGATGTTTTAGGTCATTCTATCCTAGGTTCATCTAGATGGGACGCATTCCAGAAGCTTTCTACATTCTGCGACGAAAACAGCATTAGCCCTTTTGTTTATCTAAGCGCACAGTTTAGTCGTTCATTCTTTGCAGCAGTTAACGGAAAGTCGAAACCGCTACCTTTTGTAAATGCCCTATTAGGAGACAGCTCTTATAAAGTATACCAGGAATACGTAGGCTACCATAAAAAAGTGTATAAAGGCGCTCTAATGTTTAGTGACGCACCTAAAGGATTTGCAAGTGACTTTGTGATCCAAGCCTTAGCTGACGCATACGAAAATGCTCATAAATCTTCCGGACTTCTTCAATACAAGCATTCAGTTAAAGAGTTCCTTACAGATAGTGCTGGATTTGGAGATCAGCAAGAAGCATTAGCGAAATATTACCGTGATGTTGACAAGCAGTTAAAAGAAGCAAAAGTAGACATTAAGCACCGTAACGTATTAAAGAAATTCATCCTAACACAAGCAATGACGCAAATTAGAGGTATTCGACTTTTACCTAAGCATGTTATTTTAGGATCAGAGTATACACAGTTCGTTTTAGCTTCTGCTGACAAATTACATAATGGTTCCCTAGATATGAAATGTTACATTCTTTCTGGACTAATCAATGGAGAAGAAGCAAAGGTGAACGATGAAGCGAAAGAAGAAGGATGGAAATACCATTACCAGTTAACAACACTAGACGAAACAAGCCTTGTATTACGCTTAATCCAAGAGCGCAAAGGTTTACATATCTCTGTTAATGAGGTTAGAGAAGCATTAGCCGCTGTAGGCGGGGAACTTGTTCCTGTAAATGATTACTCTATGTTAGACGTAGACCAGATCGCACAAAAAGTATTACCGACATTGCCGTCTTACCAAGACGATATCGATTTTTCTCGTATTACTTCTAAGGGTGAGTGGGCTACACAAGGCACTGTAGTAGAGAACAATCCCGTAGATGCAGTATTAAAAGGGCTACAGCTGTAAAATTTTCCTTTACAGCTTGTATAACCTGTGCTATACTCTACACATACGTTACAAAAGGGAGGAAATAAACAAATGAGCACATCACCAATTAGAAGAGAGATTCTAAAGAAAGCAATAGAGTCTCCTCTCTTCTCTAAAGAGGTACTACCGAAGGCTCCGTTAACTATCTATGACGGCCATAAGGTGTATGAGGAGATTTCAAACATTGTTAAACGGTACTATCAAACAAATTCTACTGTATTGACAGAGGATGCGTTACTAACCCTTACCGAGGACAAGTTAGACCGAATGAGGAAAGACGCTTCGGAACAGCAGGATTATTTTAATGCTATTAATGAATTATACGAAATTAGAAATAGCGCAGACGACAGCGTTATAGACGAAAATATTGAGAAGTACATAAAAAAGCACATGCGTCTTGATCTTATGCAAAGAGCCCTCGCTACATTAAATGATGAAGCAGCTATGGAACGTGTAGATGAAGAGTGGAAAGAGATCATGCTACTCGACATAAGCGGTAAGAAACAAGAGATTATTAACGTACTAGATGATAGAGAGTATAAGAAACAAGTCCTCTCTACTCTACACGCTAATACAATCCCTACAGGGTTCGATTCCATTGACCGATTAAACGGTGGTGGATTAGCTAAAGGGGAGTTGGGAATTATCCTAGCCGTCTCAGGTACAGGTAAAACATTAGTACTGACTAACCTGGCTACTAACTACACTAAGCTTAAGTTTAACGTCCTCTTCATCGCACTAGAGGAATTAGAGAACCGAATGGTGTTAAAGTTTGAGCAATCGATGCTACGACAAAACAAAAGCAATATCCTAAACGGATCAACGCTTAACGAAGAGAACTTTAATAAGTACCAAGACTTTTATGAACAAAACCGTGCCCACTTCGGGAACCTCTTCTTTGCTCGGTATTCACCACGTACAGTGACACCGGCTAAGATTGAGCAACTAATTTCTGATGTTACTATTAGACAAGGGATTAACATAGACGTAGTAATTGTCGATTACCCTGAACTTCTTCGAAATCCTCATGCTACAGGTAATGAAGCTGAGGACGGCGGTAAGCTATTTGAAGAGATGCGAAGAATCGGACAAGATTATAATGTGGTTATGTGGACAGCTTCCCAGATGAACCGTACTGCATACAGCGCAGCTATTAAAACGTCTGAGCATATGGAGGGTTCACTTCGTAAGCGTAATGCGGCCGAGTTAGTACTCGCAGTTAACCAAACACCGGAAGAGTTTAAGGCAGGCTTTACCCGTTTATACGTGGATAAGCTTCGTAACCCTCCGGAAGGCCCGTTCGATAAGATGTTAGGTTTTAAAGTTTTAGGTAGCGCTCAGAGTATGATGGAGTATCGTAATGATATGGATCGTAAAGAGCATGAAGCTATCCTAGAGGAAGTAGTAGAGTCTATGGATAAACAGTATAAAGGTAAGAAGAAAGAGAATGTACCGACTATTGACTACGCAGCTGAAATAAACAGTTCGCTTAAAAATACGAGGGGTGAATAGAGTGAGAAGTAGAGAGGAAGCTATTGCAGAGCTAGATCGTATCCATGATTTATACAGTTTACCGGAGGAGAATGATATCGTAAAGCGTGTAGATAAGTTTGTATTAGAACTAGCTGAAATCATCTATCAAACAACAAAGAACCCGCTTCGAACAGCTTATGTCACGCAAGAGGAGTACGATGAAGTTCGTAAGCACTGCCAAGCAGTAGAAGCGAAAAAACGTTTGTGGGACAGAAATTACTTTGATATTAGTTTCGGAGGTAAATATGAACCATGCTACGGGATCGATACTCCCTGGGGATTTGTAACAATAGAAGTGGAGGGGAAACGACAATGAGCCAACCAATTATAAATTTTTCTGATTTCCATGCACACATCTTTAAGGAATTCGCAAAGCCCGACTCTGAGTTTGAAACAGATCGATTCCGCGCACAGATTATGACCTTACGTAAAGTGTTCGAGATTGCTAGAGAGAAGAAAGCAGTTATAAACTTTGCAGGGGATTTGTTTCATAAGCGTAGCCAGATTGATGACATTGTTTTTAATTCGGTATACGCAGTATTTGCAGAGTTCGCAGATGTACCTGTGTTAATGACACGAGGCAACCATGACTCTCGTACGAATGCTACAGTAACATCTAACTGGTTAACTACTTTTGGCTATCTACCCAATGTAACAGTCTTCTCGGTACCGGAGAAGAAGTTAATTAAAGAAGGCGGTAGGTTATTCTTTTATTACTCACTACCTTATTCGGATGATACAGCTTACCTAAAACAACAATTAGTAGAGTTCGCAGAACATGCAAAGAAACAAGACATTCCTACTGTTCTTACGGCACATATCGGTGTAGACGGTAGTGAAGTAGGGAAATATAGCCACCGTCTAGAAGGCGCCTTTACAATAGCTGATCTATTTCCAGATGTATTCGACTACGTTGTATTAGGTCACTACCATAAACGACAATTCCTAGGTGGATTAGATAACATCTTCTATGTAGGGAACACGATCCATAACACCTTCTCAGATGAAGGCCAAGAAAAAGGTGTAATGTTCTTTGATGCCTACGAGAAGAAAAAACCTGAATTTATCCCTATTAAGAATAAACAGTTTATCACACTAACTAGCATAGATGAGAATACACAAGAGATTGTAGACAATAACTTTGTACGACTGATCTTACCAAAGGAACAAGCGCAAGAGGTTGAAGTGTTTAAAGAGAGTACCGACAATATTCGCGTAGAAGTACAGCGAGACTATAAAGTAGAAACTCGAATTGAAATCGATAGAGCCTCTTCGGAAGAGCAAATTGTAGAAGCATACGCAGACAAGTTCTACCCGGAGTCCAAGCAAGCGGCCTTAGAAATTTTAAGAGAAGCGAAGATAGGATAAGGAGATGCTAATATGAAATCAAACCCATTTATGATTACAGTTAGTGTACCGGTTGATATAGTAGAAGGCGACATTCATAAAGACAAAGAAGGAAATAGTTTTAAAATAACAAAAATAAAATCGATTAAGTTTATTGACATGAGAACTATGCAGGTGGTTGGACTATGTAAGCCTGCTTAACTAAAAGGCATCCTTTACGGGTGCTTTTTTATATTGACATATTTTAGAGTATATGCTAGACTATGATTATAGTACAAGTTATACGAAGGGAGAAACGAGAATGAAGTGGACAAAGATTCATGCAGAATATTTTATGGCATTTCCTAGCTTTACGTTAGAACTAGAGGACAGAGGGTTAGTCCTCATTCAAGGTAAGAACTTATCGAGTGATAAATTTGAAAGTAACGGTAGCGGTAAAACTACTTTGATCTCTGCAATTGTATTCGCCTTACACGGAGTTACAGTCGGCGGGTTAAAAGGAGACGAGGTGGTTCATCGCCAAACAGGTAAAGGAACTGCCGTAATCCTAGAAGGGGTTAAGGGAGAAGATAAGTACCGCATTGAACGCTACCGAAAGCATTCTAAACATAAAAATAAAGTAAGAGTATTTCTAAACGACACCGAGATCACTGAAAAGTCTGCAAAAGACACAGACAAGCTAATCCAGCAGATCATCGGAATGGATTACAATACATTTGTTAATAGTATCTTATTCTCACAGAGTGGGGGAGCTGGTCGTTTTAGTACAGCGTCTGATGCAGAGAAGAAAGCTCTTCTTGAAAACCTCTCTAA